ATATCTGTTTATGCTATCTGCGTCAGCTACATATTGTGTGGTTCCACTATCTCTCGTCCATTCATAAACATTTAAAACTTCATTAGTATCGAATGATGTAACTACATCTTCATAAGGCAAATTGCTACCAGAATTATCAAACGTTGCCTGTATATTGATAGCTTTTGTATTTGAAAGTCTATAATCTCTATTTCTAAATGTCGCACTACCATCTGGTCCAATATAGAATTGTGCATTTTCTGATAGTTCGCATTCTCTCATAGCTGCTAAAAGATTTTTAGTAATTGCTTGTTGTTGTACATTATTTGTACCGGTTTGTATAGCCCTTAAAGAACTAGGAAATCCAATAGAATTAAGTAATCTTGTTACACGTTCTGATGATAATTCTACTTCATCTGCGTAACCTAATCTTGTTGATACACCAAGTTCACTAAATCCTGTTTGACCTATTTTCCAACCAACTGATTGTATAGTTTGACTTTGAAATATTTTAAAAGCGTCAACGCAACCAAATGTTACTACACTATCTGCACCTAACGCAGGATAGCTAACCGGTATTTGATCCAAAAAACCATAGAATAAATCATAAGTGGCAGAATCATACACTGCCCTTATTCTTACTACCTTTAATGGTTGTATCTTTGTTCTTGCATTTGTCGAATCGTAATAATATGTACTTTGTGTAGGGTTAAATCTATTATCTGCATTAGAAAGTAAAAGTGAACATGTACCGGATACAAATTGTCCAAGCTCATTAGATCGACCTTTACGCATTGTTATTCCACGTACATATTGTGAAACATCTGTGAAAGTTTGTGTATCATCAAATGGACCACTATCGAAGCCAATCTCAACAGTTAAATTAACATTTGAATCAAATGCAACAGACATTAGATAAGAACCTTTATGCCTCGCCTTTGTGCTTCTACAACTGCACTAGCTACTGCCTCTGTTATTTCGTCTGATGAACTTAAAGCACCACCGACATTAACAACAATACTATTATTATTTACATTACCTGCTTTTAAATCTCCAAGACTTGCAATTCTAGTAGTAGGTTTTGAGATATCTTCCAAACCCTTTTCATCAAACTTTACAGATGTATCTTCTAATCCACCACCATCTCCTAATGGATCATCTCCAAAAACCTCTGACATGCTGTCTCCTGCAACTTGATCTGCTCTATATCCACTCATATTCATAAGGTTTTGAAAATGTTTTGCTAATTCATCAAATTTACCACCTGCAAATTCGATCATCTGATTTATGCCTTCTTTAAATCCATCAATAGCTTTGACATCTGCAATCGCAAGGTCTAACTCTCTTTTTGCAATAGCTATATCAAGTAAATTTTCCGGAGTCTTAGCAGTTGCTTTATTGTAGTCATTTGTTGCTTCTGTCAATTCTGCTTGTGCTTCTGTTCTATCTTTTTCTAATTTAAGCAATTCTTTTTCTATTTCTGCAACATCTTCTTCTGCCTGTATGCTTTCTCTTGATCGTGCAATTGCTTCTTCTTCTAGTTCATTTAAACGTTCTCTTGCTACTGCAAGTTGTAATTTTTGTATTTCGTCTTTTTCTTCTACATCAATAAGATCTTGTATTGTTCGCTCTTGTCTAGCAATAGCTAGTCGTTCTTCGTTACTTTTTTCAGTTCCATCAGTAGCAAGTTCAAGCGCTCTAGCTTTGGCTTTAGCTAGATCATCTTCTGTTGTTTCCATTTTATTATTTATTTCGTTAAGTTTTTGTGATTTTTCAAGTTCTTCTTTTTTCAAATCGTTGTGATGTTCATAAATATCATTTAGATTTCTATATGCAGTTTGTATCTTTTTAAGACCTGATAGACCTTTTTCGATTTGTTCTTCTCTAAGTTTAGAAGCTGCCTCTTCTGCTTCTTCTTGTGCCTCTGTTATTGCCTCAATACTAGGTCTTAAATCTTCAAGTCCTGCATTATATGCTTCTACTGCGTCCCGTTCATCATCATGTGCTTTTTCTAAATCTATACTTAACCTATACATTTCTTGCATTGGGACTAATGTTCCTGAAATCATTACCATCTTTGTTCTGTATGCGTAAACAGATCGTTGCACTTCATCTTCTTCTGCTTTTTGTGCCTCTTTTAGATCAATAATTTTTGTAATTAATTTATCGAGTATGCTTACTGTACCTTTAGCTGCACCCTCGAAATCTTCTCCAATTAATTGTTTTAAGACTGCAAATTTGTTTGATAAAATTTCTGTCTGTCCAATAAGGCTTTGTATTTGTTTATCTGCTACTTCTTGGGTAATTCCACCAGAATCTCTAAGCGCTTCCTCATATCGTCTTATTTGTTCAGTTGAGCCACTTAGAATCTTAACTGCGTCTGCTACACCACGATTAAGTCCTAATTGATCTAATGTAGAAGCTTTTAACTCATCGGACATTGGTCCCAATACTGCGTCTAACTGTTCTACAATATCGGCTACATTTTTCATGTTGCCTTCTGTATCAAACATTTCTAAGCCCAAAGCCGCAAATTCTTCTTTATTTTTAGCAGTTGCTCTTGGTATATCTCGTAGGACTTGGTTTAACTTATCTCCTGCCTCTGCACCTTTTACACCACGATCTGCAAATACAGCTAAGACTGCAACACCCTCTTCTATATCTTTATTTACAACTTTCAAAGCCGCACCTGCTTTGGTAGTTAATGCTTCTGAAAATTGTTGTACTGACGCATTTGCTAAGGTATTACCTTTTACTAAGACATCTGTAACTCTTGTAAGGTTTTTAAGGTTTTGTTCACTATCTGAAACTGTAAGTCCTAAAGCTGATTGTGCGTCTGTTGCTAAATCTGTTGCAGTTGCCATATCGAACATACCTGCCTGTGCGAAAGCTGCAACTTGTGGTAAAGCCGCAATAGATTGTGTTGCGTCTAAACCTGCTGACGCTAAGAAAAAGAATGCTTCTGCGCTATCGTTGGCACTTATTCTTGTAGATGAAGCTACCTCTCTTGCTGCACTTGCCATAGCTTTTTGTTCTTCTGTTGAAGTTTTCATGATCGCTAATGACTGATTTAATTTATCCTCGAATTGAGCTAATTCTTGTACTGCTGATGAAATACCCTTTACTAGAGCAACACCAATAGCCACTCCGGCAAATTTAGCCATATTAGATAACTGTTGTAGATTTTTTCCGGTTTTATCTCCAGAAGAACCTAGATTGTTTAATTGAGTTTTAGCGAGGTTCGCACCACGAGTAACAATATTTAAGACTATATCTGAGCTAGCCATTATCGTTTTCTTTTCTGTGCTTCTGCTTGTGCTAGAGCCATACTTTTATCTTGTGCTTTCTTTTCCCATACATAAAAGGCAATCCAATTATTGTATTCCAATGCACTCATTCTAGTAGTTAGATCTCCAACTGTCATGCCTAACTCTCTTGCTAGTCTATGTTGAAAAGCTAAGTCGTGGTTCGTATCAAAACTGTTCTGCTTTTGCAGATCCCCCTACACCATTTAGAGCGTTGATTTCAACAAATATTTTATCAATGACTGAACTGTCTTTAGTGTATAAATTGTCTACATCTTCATCAGTTAATTGTGGATCGACAATACAAGCTTTAAGCAATTCTTTTTGATAGTCAAATGCGTCAGTATCCTTACCATCAATGATTCTACCTAATTCTATTTGGGTAGCTTTATTTATGCCTTGAATCTCAATAGATACTCCCCATTCCTCAATTTCTAGTTCTTTACTAGGAACATTAGGTAGTGAGTTTATATCTTCTAATTTTAAACGTTTCAATTAATCTCCTTTACTTAATATAAGTTTAGTCGATTAGTTTACTTAGTGTGTTGCTCTTGTAACTGCACCTGAAACTTGCATATCTGCTGAATAAGCAACAACATCTCCAACAGGAGAGGTTTGCCCATAATTAGTGACAATACATTCTCCAGTATATTTGACTTTACCTGAGGCAGTTCCCTCTGGGCTATATTCAAATGATAGAGTTGCAGTTTGTCCTACAACAGCACCAAAAATTGCGTCCACAGTAGCGTCCCATAAACCTGTAACACCTAATGTAGCGTCTTTAAGACCTACAATGTAGGATTTGTTACTTGATCCTAGAGTGCTTGTTTCAGCAACATCAGCAGTTTCAGGGAAGTCTACATTGTTCACATAAGCTGATATATCAGTTAATGATCCACCAGAGTTATCTAGTTTAAATACTGAATCTTTACCATGCACAAATGCCATTATCTTCTCCTATTAGTTATTTCTACTTATACCTACTATAGCATTAACTGTTGGGGTACTGCTACCACCAAT